TGTTGTGGAATTTATAAAATAATTAATACCATAAATAATAATTATTATATTGGTTCATCATATAATATTAAAACAAGAATACGAAAACATTTTGACTTATTAAAACGAAAAAAACATCATAGCATACATTTTCAAAACGCATATAATAAATATGGAAAAGATATTTTCATCGTTAATTTATTAGAAACTTGTGAAAAAAATAATATATTATCTGTTGAACAAAAATATCTTAACGAAATAATTGATTGGCAGTACACATACAACATGTCTAAAGTTGCAAGTGGTAATAATTATAATTTATCGACACATCCAAATCAAATTGAAATTCGAAGAAAAATAAGTGTTGGTAATAAAAATAAACACACTAAGCCATTTTATATTGACAACATTAGATACGAAACACTTAAAGATGCCGCAAATAAATATAATGTTGATATTAAAGCAATATCAAGTAAATTAAAAAATTGGAAAAATAAAGATTGGTATTATGTAAATAATCCGAAAATTGGTGAATTTAACAGCACATATGAAAAATATTATTTCTATAAACCGAATAAAGAATATGTATGTATATGCGGTACTAAATTAAGTAAATATACTAAATATTGTCTAAATTGTCGTAAAATTAGAAGTGGTAATAAAAAATATCTTAACTCAATTATCGTCAACAATATTGAATATTCTTTCCCCAAAGAGGCATCAAAAATGTTAAATATTAAATATGCAACATTATTGAATAGAATAAAATCAAACACGATCAGATTTAAAGATTATTATTATACTAATAATCCTAAAAACGTTAATAAATTAACTACAATTGAAGATATTAATAAGAAAATTTCTGAAAAAAATAAAGGTAATTTTGGTTCGAACCATAAACCATTTGAAATTAACGGTGAATCATTTCGTTCATTATCAACAGCAACAAAATTATTAAACATATCTAAATCAACGATTGTGAGAAGACTAAAATCGAATGAATTTAATAATTATAAATATTTAAACTAAAAACTCTCCCTTTTCACCATCATTAAAATTAAAAACATCGGATTTTATTGGTACGCCCGTTATCTTCTTCCAATAATTTTTAAACCCACCAATAGTTTTGCTTGTTGTATCTGTCACATTATTAGCACTTTCCACTTCATAATATCTTTTCTTTTCACCACTGATATTATATTCAATAACGTCACCACGATCAATTTCTAATTTCTTTTCTTCAAGTTCCTTAAGGTATACTCCAAAACTAATATTTCCGGTATCATCACGGGTAATACCACCTGAACCCTGACCGTAATATTCTTGTTTACCTTCAGCAACATCAACCATAACCGATATCCTGACAGGCGACATGAATTTTTTATCTTTAGTTTTTGCCTGTCCGTATAAACTATGAACTTTTGTTTGATTCACGTTGATCTTATGTATGATGACTTCCTGAACATTGTCCGTTTGTAAGAAGTTTCTGCCATACATAACATCTAAATCAAAAGAATTTTGAGTCATAAATAATCCATATCTTTGATTTTCAATATCCTCTATTTGTTTTTTCTTTTTCATATTAAATTGCTATGATTGGAAATTGTGGTGGTTGAAATCCACGTTCTTTATTAACATTCTCAGCAATACTTGCACGAACTTTAGTCATATTTTCTTGACTAATATATGTCAATTGATCTAAAAGTATTTTTATAGTGTCTTCTTTCAATTTTTGACCTTCTTCAATTAAATGACGATAATCCATAGTCAATTGTTTTTCAGTTACACCAAGTTCACCCGTGTAGAAGCCACGTACTCCACCAATAGCTATTTTTGTTTTGGCTATGAGCAAATCTCTTATTTGCTGATGCGCAACGTCATTCATTTTATCCCATTCCAATATTGATGTTGGTGGATCGGATGGTAATTTAACTATGTCATTATTTGCCTCTAAACACTTATCCCTATCACCTTTAGTATCATAATACCAATACCAAACCTTTCTCCCACCATAATGAACGCCCCATTGTCCAGCAATTTCATGACGATCACCCGGAACGGGATAAAGATGTAATATTTTTTCGCCTGACGCTAAACCAGTAATACGATATGTTAAAATCGACTGTAATACCCTTTGTTTCATTCTACGATCCTGTGCCGCTAATAAAGTTGAAAATGTTGGTTGAACATACATAGCAGGACGACCAAGATACGACCAACCCACCATTCCGGGACTCCACGCATTTAAAGCGAATGGATCAACAAGACCACCATCGATTTCAGGTGGAGTTTCCCACAGTACTTCATTAACTTCTCTGTTGGCGGGTATAATATAATGCTGTGTATTTGCCGATGTTACAATAAAGTCACGCTTAAGTTCCCATTCATTACCTGCTGGCGCATTAGTGCCCTGACCAATTTGTTTTGAATAAGCATAAGTAAAGGCTTCCATGTAATGATTTGATTTATTAGTGAATGCACTAAGAAAGTCACCAGTTTCCTTATTCATGCCTTCCAAGTTAATCCATTGCTGTTGAATAAGCCAATTATTAACTACTGATGAATAGTCTTCAACCACCATTTCAAGATATGAAATCATCATTTCATCAGTGATTTCGAAAGGTCTAAGAGGAAATCCCAACTCATGTTTTACATGCAGGAATAATTTATTTCTATCAACTGTTGTTATTAATCCCATAATTACTTATATTTGCGTTTGTTTCTAATAAATACTTTAATATGTTGAAAATCGAATATGAAATTAAACTAAATGAACGGGGAAGACCATGTATCGATTTACCGCCCAAATATGAGCAAAACCCTGAAGATAAATTTTTTGCTTTAGAAATAGCAAGATACTATTTGCAAACAGTCTTTAAAAGCATGGGCGAAAGATATGATCAGCATACAAAAGACATAATGGATATGAGTATTCGTTTCCTTGGTCAAATTGGTGATGAAATGGCTGAACTTATATATAATGACATGAAAGGCATGGGTGATGTTGCTGTAATAATGGGTGAAATTTATAATATACAAGTAAAATCAATTGAAGAACGTGATGCAATACCTGAGAAAGGATTTTTTTACGATGGAAAAATTTTCAACAGGCAAGAGGGATTAAGAGTCTGTGTTAGGGAAATGCTAGTTGAATTATATGAGGATTCAGTTTATGAATTACAAGGTGGAATATCTAATGATAATTGGGTTAAGATAATATGAACTGTATTGGCTGTGGTGAATGTTGTAAAAAACATTGGCTTTTGCAATTAAAAAGTAAGCATGAAAAATCACTATTCCAAAATTCAATTGTATTTGGTGATTATATTTGGACTGATGAATGTCCTTATTTTAAAAATAATAAATGTATAATTCAAGATGATAAACCATATAAATGCAAAGAGTTTTTTTGTGAAAAACATTAACTATGAGAAAATCAAATGGATATTGGACTAAAGAACGTGTTTTAGAAGAAGCGTTTAAATATAGCACAATTGGTGATTTCAAAATTAAATCAGGTGGCGCATATTATTCTGCATGTCACAATAAATGGTTATGTGATATATCCTCACATTTATTTGGACTCAGAAAACCCAATAATTATTGGAATAAAGAACGATGTCAAGAAGAGGCATTAAAGTATGAAACTAGAAATGAATTTCAAAAAAAATCTAGAAGTGCATACACAGCATCACGAAGAAATGATTGGATTAATGAAGTTTGTTCAGAAATGAAACAAAAGGGTGATTTACGTAAAAGATATGTGTATGCTTATGAATTTAGCGATAATCATGTATATGTTGGCTTAACCTATGATATTGAGATTAGAAAAAAGGTTCACCTAGGTTTAACTGATTCGAAACAAAAAGAAACTTCTGCTGTTTTTCTGCACATAAAGGAAAGTGGTTTAAATCCGAAACTAGTTATATTAACGGATATTCCAATTTACGAAATCTTTGCATCAGAACAAGAGAAATATTATATTGAAAAATATAAAAATAATGATTGGATATTATTAAATAGAGCAAGAGGTGGTGGATTAGGATATGGTGTAAAAAAATGGACAAAAGATAAAATTAAAAATGAAGCATTGAAATATGATAACAGAACCGAATTTAAAATAAATTCATCTGGTGCATATAATGCTGCAGTTGTAACTAAAGTACTTAAAGAAGTGTGCTTACATATGAAAATAAAACTAAATAATTGTTGGACAAAAGAACTAGCACACGAAGAAGCATTAAAGTATAGTAATAC